TGCATCTGCATCAAAGTGATCTTTTCGTTTGAATTGATTTCCTTCTCTTTCAGCGCCAAATCAGCCAACTTCAAGCGTCGCTCAAAGTCCTTGCTTTCGTTGTCCTCGTTCAAGTTGTTGGACAACGCAGCAATGACCTTGGCCTTGGCAAGCTCAGGGGCCAACTGAGCGTCCACCGTAGCTTTCTGCGCCTCAGCTTGGGTCTTCTGTACGTCAGCTTGCTTCTGAGCCATCTCCATCTGCTGTGCTTGCTGTTGCATCTGCTGCGCCTCAGGGTTGGGCTGGCTCATCTGATCGAGTGCTGCCATCAGCTCATAGCGGTTGGTCAGACTGGAGTTGTTCAAGATGCCCTTCAAGATCAGCGGCAGCACCGGGGTGTTTGGACCCAGTGTCTGGAGCAAACCAATGAATTGCTGCTGCTCGTACTCACGGGCGATGATGCCCAGCGTTGCCGTGGGGATGAACTTCATGTCCACGCTCGGGTAACGCTCGGGATCGAACTGCATGTACCGGAACGCCGCTTTTTGGATGAACGGGATCAGGAAATCTTCTTGGAAGTTCACCAGCGTGCGCTTGTACTTCTTGATGATCGTGGCCACTGCCATGCTCATCCCCGCGCCGTCACGGTTGCCTTGGCTCACCATGCCCTGGCTGTCCAACGTGCCCGTGGCCTGCAACAACATGCGCTCGAACTCTTTGGCCGTGTTCAGGTTGTTCAGACTCGTCTCGCCGAACTTGAACGGGTAGAGAATCTCAGCCGGGTTGCCGTTGACCATGAACGCTTTGCCCGGCTTGACCTCGAACCGTGCGCCGCGCGGCAGGCGGGTGGCGTCCATGCCCATCATGGGGCTGGTCGTCAGCGCCAGTGAGTCCAAGTGGCTACGCACCTGGGCGTCAATCGCCTTTTGCATGTTGTAGGACTTCTCCACCGTGCCACGGCCAAGCAGGCGGTTGGGCACCGTGTCATCTTGGTAGCTGATGACCGGACGGTCCTTCATCATGTAGGGGTTTTCTTCTGCTTTTAGCAGCAAACCGTCGTTGGCGATCACAACAATCGCCTCCACCATGTCCGAATAATCCTCGGCTGCGCTGTCTTCGGGGAACAGTTCCTCGACCTCAACGTCTTTTTCCGTCAGGTATTCGCGGGGCACCAGGCCGTAGTACGTCAGCAGGCGCACCTTTTCGTCGCGGTACTGGCTCAACTCCTGCGTTGGCTCCAGATCGGTGTCCTCATACGTCGGGGTGATGTTCACCTTGCGGTAGATACCCCTCTCGATGCCCTCAACGATCTTGTGGATGCCTACATACTTCTCAATTGCAACGCCCATGCAGTCGTCCACAGACGTGCCGTTGGGGTCAAACAGGAAGTTTTTGGGGTTGACGGGCATGATCTTGACCGCAATCCGGCTTTTCTCGACCACACCGATGGCCGCTTGGCCCATCTGGCCAGGAATCGGCTGAGTTGCAGGCTCGAACACCTTTTCCGTCTTCACAACGATCTCGCCAATGCCAGTGCCGTAGATTTCGGCCATCAATTCGATCTGGTCAATGGCTTTGCGGATCTTGTCCTGCTTAAAGTCCTCCGTGAGCTGCGCTTTGAGCATCTCAACGTCCAACGGGTTGCCGTTTACGTCTTTCAGGTCGTCTTCGATGTCGAAAAAGTCGCCTTGCCCGAAGATGGCTTCCATGATCTCCGCGTGCCTGGTCTCTACCGCCTGCTGGGTGGCCGGAGTCACGATCCTTGAACGCTCAGAGTCGCGTGTTTTGTCCTCTGCCGCCCACTCACCACGGAAAATTCTTTCGAATTCAAGATACTTGTCAAGGTAGTTCGTATTTCTATAATCTCGCCACTTATCACAGTGGTCAACGACGAAAGCCGTCAACTCTTTGTCGGATTGTGTCGGCTCGTCGAACTCGTTTTGATCCATATCGTCACCTCGTAGTGTCGCCTATTGTATTGGCAAAGGGGTCTGTGTACATAGGAGAGGCAACTTGGCCGTTGCGCTCAAAGATGGTCATGCTCTTTTCTTCGCCAGGGAAGACTACAAAGTTGCGGGTTCCTGTGCCTGCACGGCGGCTTTGCTCGTCAAAATATTTAATCCCCGATATGCCAGCATTACGCAAGTGCATTGACGCCGTAGCAGGGCCAAACGCCCTATTCATTTCTTCAATCAAACGGCCACCAGTTGCGCTTGGCGGCACATAGTCCAACTCATACTCTTTAATGATGTTTTTAATGTAATCAGATTGCTCCCCCAATGGCTTGTCAAAGTCCAGCATTTTGCCAATCTGCTCGTCCGGCAAATCAACTTTGTAAAGAGAGCCAGTGTTGGCCGCAGTAACGTCTGGTCTTACTTTTCGCAACTCAGCCATCAACGCTTGATATTCTTTGCGTGCTTGAGGATTTTTAGAATCCCTCATCTCTTTGGCCGCCGTCAGCAATTCTTTGCGAATAACACCAGTGTCTCCAAGATAAGACAGCAAGTAATCGTCAATATCAGTATTGCCAGTAGTCGCAGTCTTTCTGCCAACAATAGGATCATAAAACTGCTGACCCTTGTACTGCATTTGAGTGCCAAGCTGTTTTTGATACATTTCGGCAGTAGCTGGAGCCTCTGCAACGTAAAGCCCATGCCCGTAAACCTGCGCTCCCTCACCAGTGCCAATCTTGCTGGCGTCAAACTCGCCAAGGGGATTGCGCTCAGTTGGGGGGAATCTATGCGGTGTGCCGTGAAAGACATCCAGTGGTCTGCGCGTACCCTGCGTCAAATCCATCGCCAGTTGCGCCGGCAACCCACCACGCTCCATGACACCAGGCAATACTCTCTCGGCATACCGTTCACCAGCTCGGCCAGCAGCCATTGCACCGCGGTCAATAAGTCTAGCCGCTGGCCCCACCATCGGAGCCACCGTCATAGCAGCCTCAATGGCCTCGGGCCTCATGCGGGTGGTGCCGCCAAGCCCACCAGCACCAGTGAACAGGCCACGACCAGATGGGTCGTAGGCCAGATTTTGCAGGGTGGAGGGCACACCAGTGCCGCGAATGAACGACGCCAAACCCTGCATCTGCTGGGTGCGCCGCGGGTCGCTCATGTAGTCTAGCGGCACATTCACAATGTCCGAAAACAACCCAAACAGCGGGCTTCGCGGCGTTGCTCGGATTTCATCAGTCATTTTTTACCTTTGCATCACACACCACTCACAATGTCGAGGGGCTGCCAATCGTCGTCAGCGTCTTCAAAATATGTAGTTACGGCAAGCTGATCTACATAGGATAAACTGTCACACAAATCGTCGTGAACGCCTTGCGACGGAAACATAAGCAGCTGATCTACAAAGACAGACCAGTCTTCTTCGCTGTTTAGGACGATTCTACCGTGTTCAAACCGCCCCTGCAAAGACCAAATCACCCGGTCGGTCTTCTTCCTGTTGCCGTGCGTCAGGTCCACGATGTGACTGTACACGTTGTTCTTCCGCATAAGGTCTGACAAATACGGCAGAACCGCGTTCTTGAGCGCCCCTCGTTCGATCCCGATGGACAGCGGCCTGTAATCGCGCATCTTCATCAGTATCTTGGCGGCTGTCTCACGGATATCCCAGCGCCCATGCTCGATCTCTTTGACGAACCACTTGCCGTCGTCCGTCACCTTGACCACCGCAATGGCCGACTCGTCCAGCCGCTTCTTACTATTAGCAGCCTGCTTGGCCACTTCCTCGAACCCGGCCAAGTCCACCGCCACGAAGTAGCTCCCGTAGTCCGGTTCTTCACCGTACTTGATCCACTCCTCTTTGAAGACGTCCGCGCCTGCATTCGTAAATGACGCCATGTACTCAGCCTTGAAGGCAAAGCTGGAAAGTGTCTTCTTGGCGTTTTCAATCTCCGCCGGGTCGATCAACTCGTTGTCCGCCGTGGTAAACGTCCACGACTTGTAATCGCTCTCGCCAGATTCACCAAGCTGGTACATATCAAAAAAGTGGTTCCTACCACGGGGCGTGCCTATGAACATCGCCTCACCCTTGCGGTCAGACAGCGCCGCCCGGACAACCTGCTCCCACACCGACGGCTTCATGTCGGCGTACTCATCCAGCACCACATATGACAGCGAAACCCCGCGCAGCGTGTCCGGCCTGTCTGCGCCGCGGATGTAAATGGTCGCCCCGTTGACCAGTTTGATCTCTTGGTTGTTGATGTGGCTCGCCTGAATTACCTCCCGGCCCAGCTCCATCAGCACATCCCAAATAATGACCCGCGCCTGGCCCTGCGTCGGCGCGATGTACATCACGCTCGCTCCCTGCGGGCATTGCAAACCTTTGATCAGCAGCGTCACAGCCGCCAGCCTGGACTTGCCACACCGCCGCCCAGCACAAATGACCTTGAATCGGGTTTTGTCGTTCATCACCTGCTGTTGCCACTTCAGCAGCTTGAATGTTAGGTCAGACATCCGTCACCTCCTGCGCTTCAAGGATTGTCGGCGCGTCACCCAATCCAGTGATATTGATCGTCACTGCTGACCTTTGAGATTTGTCTTTCTCAAACATTGAAACAGGCAGCGTCCTGTCCATGCACATCTTCAGCGCCGCCATCTGACCAGGGTGCTCATCATTCAGCGCAATCTGGATCACCTTCTCCGCGACATCCTTGCCGCCAGACCTGATCATCAGCTCTTTCAGCTCCTTGATCCTCTGGTTGTCAGTTTTCGGCAAGGTCGCCGGTGGGTTGTTTGCGTACTGCTGAATCGTGAGCTGCACTGCACTTTGCTTTTTTTTCACTTTTGTCCTCTTGGGAAGTTTTCGCTAGTTTACCTTTTTCGGAACGGGGGAGGGTACATCAATATTCACAACAGCGACCGACCCCCTCCCCCCCCATCAAAAGTCGTCAGTTCCTAGGGTTTTCCCGATTCCACTTCATACAACGTCCATTATGTAAAGTCGATCCTGAGTTATGCACAGAAAAAGGAATACCAAATGCTACAGCGCAGGGTTATGCACAGCAATCTGTGGATAACTTTTGGATTGGGGCTGTGGATAACTGGGGTCGGCTGGGAAATCGGGGAAAGAAAAATGGGAAAGAGGTGGGTGGTCCTTCTTCGGGATACCTGCAACACGATAGCCAATCCCAATCACCATGCCCAACCGATAGCATTTCCCAATAAATACTTTTATAAGAACCCAGAACCTAGCCACCAGTCAATGCCTCGCCAAGGGCTTTAAACGGGCCTACAAGGCTTCGTCAGTTGCTGCTTGTGGGATGACAAGGACAATGCCTTCTCGTGGCGTATCGGGCCTTAATCCCAAGTTGTAGAAAAGTCTGTAGGTATCGATGATCTCAAGGAAGCCAGCGGACATATCGCCATCACCAGCAGCGAGGAGTGTTGCCCGTTCTGCTGGCCCGAGCTTTCGCTGGAAGTGTTTGACGTTAGGGTCTGCTGGTCTACCCAATCCATAAACTCCCATTTGAATCACCATGCCTTTTAAAAATTATCTGTCCCAAAAATTCCGCATCCCGTTGCCCCTACTGCCCCTAACCTATAGGTGTTAGGGGCAGGGAGGGGCGTTTTAACGGGCTTTTGCCCCTAATCCCTAAAAACCCCTAGGGGCAGTCAGGGGCGTTTAGGGGCGTTTCTTTGCATCAACATCGCACTGGCTTGTGCCTCATTTTTGAACACCCAACCGTGCTCCATCGGCTCCAAAGCGCCCGCATTAAGCATTGGCCCAATGATGCCATCTGCCCTTGATGCCTCAGTTTTGTTCTTGGCGGTGCGCTCCGACATGCCATCCTTGATCAGCAAATCACGCAATGCTGACCTGCTGACATAGGGTAAACCCTCACGATCTTCTGCGCCGGATGCCCACCAAGCACGCTCGATGGTGCGCATGTTCTCATCATGTTTGGAGGGTTTTTTGTGGGGTTTGTTGGTGTTGGACTCCACATCTGGGATGGCAACGCAAGTGGTGGCTGGGCTGCCAAACTTGGTGGTGCCCATTTGCACGACCTCCAACTTGAAGTAAATCGTGTCGCCTTTGCTGGGGAGTTCTCGTTGTTTGGTGACGGTGACTGATCTGATTCCGTCTTTCTCGACTACCTCGATCTCGGTGTCGATGTGTGCTCGGATGCCTGACCAGCCTCTGGCGCCTTTGGCTGCGTCTTTGCCGTTGTGGTGAATGATCATTAGGGCTGCGCCTGTTGCGGTGGCCACCTGGTCGAATCTGGCCATGACTGGTCCCATGTCCTCGCCGCTGTTCTCGTTGGCTCCGGCGCTCATTCTGGCCAAGGTGTCGCCAATGATGAGGCGCACGGGCTTTCCTTTGATCTCCTCAATTGCCCGCACCAGCTCGATGACGTCGTGGGCATCTTGATCGCCGTTGTAGAAGTTCATGGGGACTGGCACCATTGCCAAGTTCTCAAGGTTGCAGCCGTGGTACTTTTTAATAGCCTGCATCCTTGATCGAATACTGGCGGGGGCTTCGCTGGCCAAGTACACCACTAAGCCGGGATCGGTCTTTTTGCCGTAGCAGTCTGCACCAGTGGCAATGGCTGTGGCCACTGAAAGCGCCCAAAAGGTTTTGCCTGAGTTGCTGTCGCCGTACACCACAACTGCGCTGCCGATGGTCATTAAGCCCTCGACAAGTTCGTCTGGTGCCTCGTAATCACCGCCAAGGTTGTCGCCAAACACGACCTTTAGCTTGTCAATCACCGCGGTTCCCGTTTGCTGGACCAAAAGTGCTGAAAGGTTGTTGCCTGCCTGTGCGTAATCATTGGCATCCATACCCTCAATGGGCGGCATCACCACTCTGGCCCCATATTTAGCACTGGCTTGGTCTGCGTAGCGTTGCCCAACGCCGTGTTTGTCATGGTCTGCCACGATAACGATGTCCTGGGTTGCGCCATACATTTCACGCAGGCTGGCTGTAACTGGCACCAAGCTGCTGGCGCTGTAAGCCACAATGCAGGGGCGATTGGTGGTTTCATAAATCGTGGCCGCAGTTGCAAAACCCTCGGCAACGTACAAGGTGCCAGGCTCATCCAGTGAGCCTATCATCCAGAATTTCCCGCCTGATTTGCCGCCAGGGTGGTAGAGCTTCCCACCATCCTCATCAATGTACTGGAGGGTGCTCAAGCTGCCGTCCTGATCGTACAGCGGCACCATCAATCGGCCATCGCCAGTGATGCGAACGCCATGCGTCTGGATGCCCTTGCGTTTAAGGTAAGGGTGATCTGGATGGGCTGCACCGCCACTGAGCCAGATCTTTTCCACTGTCTCGCTGGCAATTTGATTCTGGCGCTCTTGGGCTGCTTCCCTCAAAACCTTGGACTCATTGATGCGCCTTGCGTGGGCCATTTCCTCAAACTCTGTCAGCTTGCGGCCAACGTCTGCCCTGAAAGTCTGCTCCATCCCTAAGCGCCAGCAACCAAAGCGCCCTGCCGGGATGCCGTCACCGAAAACCAAGTACCAACCCGGTTTGTCAATGCCTGGCGTGCCCTTAGTGCCCGACTTAAAGCGGTGAATCTTGCCATCCATCTCAATGTGATCTGGTGGCTCTAGGCCAGCCGCTTTCATCGCGTCAATTAGCTGGGCCTCTGGAGATGCAACCAGTTTCTCAGGGGGTGGCGACCAAGATCCGTTTAACACTGTGGTGAGATCAGCCATGCGTCACCTTCCGGCTTTCCAAATAGTCAGACAAAGCCTGCAAGACCTTGTGCGTTGGGTTTGCGTTGGGGTTGTCACGCACCTGGCGAATGGTGTTGTAGTGCAGCCCTGTGGCCTCTGCAACCCTGATGGGCATTCGGTCTGAAAGGGCTTGGCGTATCTGTTCAAGAGTCATCATGTTTTTGTCCTTGTTAAAAAAATGTTGTGATGTGCGAATCATACGCTACAATATCGCTACACCACAAACAGATTCCCTGACAGTGGTGCAAAAGAAGGAGAGCCAGATGGCTATCAATTTGAAATCGACTGGCGGTTTAACTGCCAATGGGGTGAAGTTGCTTGTTTACGGGCAAGCAGGGGCTGGTAAGACCACTTTGGTCAAGACGCTGCCCAATGTGATCGTATTGTCTGCCGAGGGCGGTTTGTTGTCCATTCAGGACGCTGACCTGCCTTACATCGAGATCACCAGCATGGACGATCTGCGCGAGGCATTTACTTGGTGCCGTGACAGCAAGGAGGCATCGGGCTTTGAGTCGGTGGCGCTTGACTCAATCAGCGAGGTGGCCGAGGTGGTGCTGGCCCATGAGATGAAGAAGTCCAAGGACGGGCGGGCTGCTTATGGTGAGATGAACACCACCATGCAAGAGCTGATTCGGGCGTTCCGAGATCTGCCGGGCAAGCATGTGTACATGAGCGCCAAGCTGGAGAAGTCCACCGATGAGATGGGCAAGATGCTTTACAACCCTGGGATGCCCGGCAAGAGCTTGACGCAAGGTCTGCCTTACTTCTTTGATGAAGTGCTGGCGCTGCGTGTTGAGCGTGATGCCGAGGGCGTGACGCAACGTGCCTTGATGTGCGACAGCGATGGGCTGTGGCTGGCCAAGGATCGTTCGGGCAAGCTGGCTGGCTGGGAAGCGCCAGATCTGGGTGCAATCATTAACAAGATTGGGGGCCGAGCATGAAAAAAAACGACCAAGCCTTTCCAGTTGGCTACAACGGGCACAAGGGCATGACTCGCAGAGATTACTTTGCGGCGCACGCCCCTCAACCGCCAGAGAGATGGCGCGATGGTGAGATGAGCCTTACTGATCTTATTTCTTGGCGCTGGTGGTATGCCGACCAAATGATCATGATGGGGGAATCATGATTGAAACCACCAACATGGCAGAGTTGGCCCAGATGTGGCTCCGAGCAAAGCAAGAAGAAAAAGATGCAACAGAAGATCGACGAGATATTGAGGACCACATCAAAAAGCTGGCACGAATCTCTGACCAGCTCGACAGCACAGAGACCGTTGGTGCAGCAGGGTTTGAGATCAAGATCGAGGGACGCATCGACCGCAAGGTCGATTCAGAGAAGCTGCAAATGCTTGCTACTGAAGCCGGATTGAGCGATCACCTTGCAACACTTTTTCGGTGGAAGCCGGAAATTAACATGTCGGTCTGGAAAGCAGCCGATGAAACCATCACCGGGCCTTTGGCTGGTGCAATCACGGCCAAGCCTGGCCGACCATCTTTCAAAATCATCCCCAAGGAGTAAATCATGGCTTTTTTATCAGAGACTTTTGACATCAACGAATTGCCTGTTGGCAACACTGGCAGTTTTGAGCCTTTGCCAGCGGGCTGGTACACCGCCACCATCTCGCAATCCGAGTTGAAGGCCACCAAGGCCAATAACGGCCAATACATCAAGCTGCGTTACGACATCACTGGCCCAAGCCACCAAGGTCGTGTGGTGTTTGGCAACTTGAACATTAAGAACGCCAACCCCAAGGCCGAGGAGATTGGTCGCCAGCAGTTGGGCGACATCATGCGTGCGATTGGCTTGGCGAAGGTGACCGACACCGACCAGTTGATTGGCGGGCAGATTGGCATCAAGCTGGAGGTCAAGCAAGACGCTCAGTATGGCGCCAGCAACGAGGTGAAGGCTTTTAAGTCCTTGTCAGGCAGTGCAGCACCTGCGGCGGCCATGCCACAAGGCCAAAGCAACCCTGCACCATCTGCTGGCAAGGCAGCGCCACCGTGGGCTAAGAAGTAAGCAAAAGAAAGCCCCGGCTGATGAAGGCCGGGGCAAAGTTCCCAACAGGAGAAACCATGAAAATACCCGAGAGTGATCATAACATTCAGGCGCTGATTGACAAGCACCATGAAGCCACTGCTGAAGTGCCTAGACCGCATCTTGGGGCCAGTACGCTGGGCCATGTGTGTGACAGGTGGCTTTGGCTGTCGTTTCGGTGGGCTGTGCAGCCTGAGTTCTCTGGCCGCATCCTGCGCCTGTTCCGCCGTGGCCACCAAGAGGAGGCCAACATCATCAGCGACCTGCGTGCCATTGGTCTGGATGTGCGCAAGGTGTCGAGCCAGCACAGGGTTGATTTTGGCAGCCATGTCTCGGGTTCGCTAGATGCAATCATCGACTCTGGTGTGCCTGAAGCGCCGAAGACTAAGCACGTTGCCGAGTTCAAGACGCACAGCAAGAAATCGTTTGATGCACTGGTGAAGGATGGCGTGGAGAAGTCGAAGCCCGAGCATTTTGTGCAGATGCAGGTCTACATGGCTGGGACTGGCCTGGACCGTGCGCTGTATCTGGCCGTGTGCAAAGACGATGACCGGATACACACCGAGCGTGTGAAGTTCGACAAGGATGTGGCGCTGCCTGCCATTGCGCGAGGCCAGCGCATTGCCCTGAGTGACAGGATGCCGGAGCCGTTGAGCGCCGATCCAAGCTGGTATCAGTGCAAGTTCTGTGATGGCCACGACCAGTGCTTTGGCAGCAAGACAACAAAGCATGTGAACTGCCGCACTTGCGCGATGGCCACCCCGTTGTCGGACTCGACCTGGCACTGCGCCAAGTGGGACGATGTTATCCCCGTGGATGCCCAGCGCAATGGCTGCGAGGGCCATGTCCTGCACCCTGATCTGGTGCCTTGGCAGCGCAAGGATGGGCCTGACGAATGGACAGCAATTTACGAGATCAATGGCACGACTGTGGCCAATGGCGATCCAGAGCAAGAGGGTGTGTTCAGTTCGCGTGAGCTGCTGGCCAACGCTGGGGCGTGCGCAGACAAGGGCTGGACGCAGTTGCATGACATGCGCAAAGAGTTTAATGGGAGGGTTGTAGCATGAACAAGATTGAATTCGGAGACTGCCGAGACACAATGCGCCGCTGGGCTGCTGCTGGCATCAAGGCGCAGACATGCGTTACCAGCCCACCTTACTACGGGCTGCGCGACTACGGCCATGAAGGGCAGATCGGTCTGGAAGAAACACCAGAGGAATACATCAAGGCAATGGTCGAAGTGTTTCGCTGTGTGTGGGATGTGCTGGAAGATGACGGCACGCTGTGGCTGAATATTGGGGATAGCTACTACAACTACCGGCCTGGCCAAGGTCAACGCCAAGGCAAACAATCAATTGCAAGTCAGAAATTTTCAGAGGTTGAGATTTGCCATAAGCGAGGGTTAAAACTTGACGGGCTAAAAGAAAAAGACCTGATCGGCATTCCTTGGATGCTGGCCTTTGCCCTCCGTGCCGATGGCTGGTATCTGCGTCAAGACATCATCTGGCACAAGCCCAACCCGATGCCTGAGTCGGTGCAAGACAGATGCACCAAGGCGCATGAATATATCTTTTTATTGAGCAAGTCGCCAAAATATTACTATGACATTGACTCCATAAAAGAACCGCTTAAAGGTGAACCAGAAACTCGAAATAAAAATGCTGAAGGTTATCAAGCAGACTATGCACATGGTGACAGATTTAGCAAAGGTGAAAGAGTTTTTGGTGCAGATGGAATGGCAAACAAGCGCAGCGTCTGGACTGTTCCAGTCAAGCCCTACGCTGGCGCTCACTTTGCCGTATTCCCGTCTGACCTGATTGAGCCTTGCATTCTTGCTGGCAGTAGAACAGCAGGCAAACGTTGCGACTGCAACGAGGTTATCAGCACTCCAACAGGCACAGGGGAAATCAACGACCCGTCAATTGATGTTGGCCGTGCTGGTATGGCAAGGCCGCGCCGCATGGGTGAGGGTACGCGCCCAATTACCCGCCTTGAACAGCGCCATCACGCAGCTCAAATAAAAGCATCGGCACACAAAGATGAAATGGCCGCTATTTGTGGGCCAGCCTTTGACCACTACATCCGTACTGACTCCAGCGGTGCGCGACCGTTGCCAGAGCATCACCGTTCGCAATTTATGGCTAATGGCTGGATTACATCTCCTGAGCCGTGCGATTGTCCAAGTCAACCCGCTGATATTGTGCTTGACCCGTTCATGGGTAGCGGCACAACCGCACAGGTGGCGCAGACCCTTGGGCGGCAGTACTTGGGGTGTGAACTCAATCCAGAGTATGAGGCTCTGCAA